TGTCCCAGGGCCTTTTCCCACTCCAGGATGAGGCTTATGATCACCGATTAGAAATAAATATTTATTAGGAATTGGACATATTGAATATTGTTTGAATTTTTCTTTCCGGCGTGAAGGGATAAATTTAAGTCTTCCTTTATTATTAATACCAAGCCATTGTCTACATATCTCTTTTCCAACTATTTCTCCAATTAAAGGAGGTACTGCATTCCCGATTTGACGACGAGCGGAAGAGTAGTTCCCTTGTATCTCTTCGTTGTCAGAAAAAGTCTGTATCCTGCAAAGCTCTCTTACGGATAGTAAACGATTCCGCCAATGGAAGGGCCCTGTTGCAGGGCCTGGACTTGCTGATATTGTCCACGAAGGTCTTTTTTTATCTAATTTGAGCAGGAAAGACCAAAACTTTGTTCTCCAGCCGAAAAGAGGCTTGCCTCCACCTCGATTTGTATGCCAAAGATAATTCCAACCTTCAGGAATACTGGGTAGCAGATCTGCCCATTTTCCTCTTGGGGTCAGCTCATCATTCCATTTATTCTCATCAAGATCTCCAATTGCATCCCAAGCTGTAAAATATGGTTTTAGCGAATCGTCATTATTAGAAGGGCTATAAGTCTTAAGAGGAGATTGAAAAATGCGACCATTTCGATCCGCAATTAAATATATTCGCTTTCGAGTCTGAGGCACTCCAAAGTCAGCGGCATTTAAGTAAAAAATATTCCATCGATATTTAGTTCCATTTCTACGATTTATCCAATCAATTCCAGACTTCAGAAACTCCAATGCAACGTTCTTACCAAATTTATAGTTTTCTCCCACATTCTCTAAGAGCAAAATTTGAGGAAGAGCTGTCTCTGCCACCTTTATATACGCTTTAAGAGTTTTAGCTCTAATATCAGCAAGGCCTGTTCCTCTGCCATTTACCCAAAAAGATGCCTTTGAGAATGGCTGACAAGGAGGACCTCCGGAGAGTAAAATAGCCTCCTTTGGCCTAAGACATGCTTGCTCTAATATTTCTTCGGGTTTATATGTATGTATATCTCCCGGCTCTAAAAGACGCCAATTAGGCCTATTTTTTTTTAAAGTTTCACGGGCATCTTTGTCTATTTCAATGCAAATTGAAGGCTCAAATCCAGCAACTTCAAGCCCGATATCTAATCCGCCTGCACCAGTAAATAAAGATATACTTTTCATTGGACATTAGCTATTTTTTTATTTTCTTGATAAATTTGAGACACACATTTATCAACTGATTTATGTATATCACACTCCCAAATACGCATTACTTTCCAACCAGATTGTTGCAATTGTTTAAATACTCTTTTATCTCTCTCTACGTTTCGAAGAAGCTTCTCTTTCCAATACTCCATATTAGTCTTTGGTATTGCTATATTACATTTGGGACACAGATGCCAAAAGCATCCATGTACAAAGACAGCAATCTTAATTCGTGGAAATACTAAATCTGGGCAACCTGGTAAATTCCGAACGTGCTTTCTGTAACCCCGAATGTTTGATTTCCAAAGAGCGGATCTAAGAACTAACTCTGGAGAAGTATCATTGGATTTATTGCCCCGCATCACAGCTGAGACCTGAGGCGAGCTGGCCAAGGGGGGAATCAGATTCTCTTTTTTTATCAGCCTCCTTCCTCCCATTCTCCGGCTTCTCCCAAAATCCTTATATCACAGCATGTACAAGAGGTCAAACTGCCTTTTGGCAGGTTTAATCACTAAATTTTTTCTGGGATATTAGCTTTGTATTACAATGATCACACTTATAAAAATTCCCCTCTATGAATCCAAATTGATATTCAATCTTTTTAGATCTCAACCATTTAAGATCTCTATTTCTACAAACAAGACATCTCTCTTCTTCAATCTCAAACAAACGAAAATCGCATTCTCTGCAGACCTCGTCTAACTTTTTCAACTCCTCTCCAACCGGCCATACAGGAATATCATCTCCGGGCTTTATTTCTTTAGCGAATTTGTGATGTCTTATATCAGGCGAACAATCATCAGTCCCCCAATATTTACAGTAAAACATAAATCCATCCATCTTTATTATCCTTTCCTGAGAATTTTCTTCCTCTCATTCGTCTCCCTCATGAGGCGATTAACGCGCAGCGTCCTTCAGATCCAGGGGGCCTACTGGCCCCATTGCCTCATTCCTCCTCCTCCTCCTTTTTAGCGAGTCCTCCCCTTTATTTTTCATAGTAAAGACGATTCTTTTGTGGTGCTGCTTACTTTACTTTTCGGGCTTCACAGTTGCTGCATATCTCATCAACTTCTTCCTTTATCGGGCGCACTATCACTCCTTCGTTATCTCTCATTCCTTCCATAGATATCCATTTGCTGACATCGCGATTGCATACTTCGGTCCCCCAATTCCTGCAAACATGCATGAGAATTTGTGCTCCTTCTTCCAAATTTTTCCTTCTTTCATCACCCCCCTGTTGAGATTTTCTTAACCCCTCATTTTTCTACTCAGTCTATAAACCAGTCCTCTTCTCAGAAGTGAAATCCTTTAGGGAAAAAAGAAGGTACGAGAGAGAGGACCTGGTTCACTGGCTAAGGACATAAATGAATTTTCGTCAAATTTCAATGTTTTTAGGCCAAATGTCTTATAATGTCCGATTACGCCCGATTATTTCGCATCTCAGCTCGGCTTTCCTCTCGGCTTGAGCGTGAAATATTCTGAATCTATGACCTCCCGGGCCTCGTATTCAATCTTACATGTGCTGCATTTTACGATATAGAGCCCTGACTGGTCCTTAGTCCGGAGATAAAGAGTTCTGTAGCAGCCAGGACATGTGATGAGGAAGATCTTCATTTTTGTAAATTTTAATTTACCAGGATTGCCAACTGGTTACTATTCCATCATCAAAATAAATATATCCATATTCTTTGCCTTTATAATCGTCATATCGTGGACCTCCTGGAGGATGCATTATCCATTGTTCATGAACTCCGGCTGCAGAAGTAGTTTTATTAATTTTATGTGGATAACCGCGACTTGCCCTAACTTGATCACGGGTCATTCCAATTAAAATATCTCCATTTTGAATGGCATCTTTTATTTTCTGTGGCAGATTTGGATGTTCTTCAAAATATCTTTCTCTGAATGATTTCATGCGTATTGCTTTTCCTAAATATTTCTCATTAATAAAGGTGCTTATTATTCCACTTTCTTCAGATAAAATGCATTTTTCGCACGGTTTATATCCTTGTTCGTGTGCTCGTTTTAGGGTCATAGTTCTTTTATTTTTCATTAATAAAGGACAACCCTCTACATGAAAAATTTCTTCTTTCAAATTAACAAAAACAAGATCATCTTCCCCGAGAAATTTTGTTTTCTTTTCTTCTTGAGATAAAGCTATCGAGCCTAAAAATAAAAGCACTAATCCCAGAATAAAAATTTTGACTCTCATAATCCCCCTTTTTTTAATTTATTTTCTGAATTCTTCTAAAATCTTCGTTTTGAAGTCCTCGAAGGCCTTTTCAATCAGATCTGATTTAGAAGGTTGTTTACCGAACATGAGGAAGTCAGAGACATCACAATTCAGAACTTCTGCTATTTTAAAAAGCCAATCAATATTGTAATTCGTGATCCCTCTTTCGATCCGGCTGATAGTATTTTTCGTTGGAGATTTATTCTGCTTTATTTTCTTGGCCAAATCCTCTTGTCTTAATCCCGCTTTTTCTCTGTAGTATTTTATAGCTAGACCTATGTCTTTCTTTGTGGTCAATCTAATCTCCGCTCCAAAACTTTCGAAACTACCCATTTGATTCCCATCACTTTCAATCCCTTGCTACGTCTATTCCCCTTGTTTTCTTATCATTTATTTAAATAAAAGAAAAATCAAAAAAAATGGAAAAAAAGCCTTGACAGGGCTATTAATCATCAATAAAATATAATATGCAGTGAGAAATAACGATAAAAGAGTATTATTACAAAAACTTAAAGAATTTCGATTAAATGAAGATCTTACATATCCGCAGCTTTCCACCCTAATAAAGACAATGACGGGGAATGGAATCTCCATTTCCCAATTACAGGTCCTCTGTAGTGAAAATTCTGAAAATAATCCTCACGAGCGAACCCTCCACAGAATTAAAAAATTCCTGAAGAAGATGGGAGTCCTATGACAGCCATCCAGGAAGGACTTCATAGCCAAAAGGCTACCGCCGCTTATTTCGGTGTCACCGACAAGACACTCATCGAGTGGAGGAAGGCCGGCATAATCAAGGCGATCAAGATCAACGGCCTGGTCCGCTACCATCCTGACGAGATCAAAAGAGTCGAAAAAGAAAACACTATCTCAGTCAGACGCCAGAGGAGGAAGTTCATCTAATGAATAAAAGGATCCTTCTCAGGCTCCCGCTCATTCTTTTCTTCAACTGTTCTCGGGCTCACCAGGAAAGCCTCTCCCTCCTTATCCGGAACATAGTAGAAGACCTCTTTTGTCTCAGGATCGAAGAGAATTACTACTTTCATTTTCATAAATAAAAATAAGGATTAGTCAAACTATGGGCAATCCAAATAGTTGTTTAACATCGGAATTTCAATCCCTTCTTTATTACATCTTCACCTACAAAAAGAGATACAGCAAAAATGACGCTGCAATCTTCCTCGATAAATCTCCGGACACGTTTCAGCGCTACTGCAGCGGCCGGCTGCCTATCCCTGTTGATGATGCAAGGAATCTGATCAGGTTCATCGCCAAGGAGAATCCGGAAGACACCGAGCTGGCCGAATTCTTCTGCCCTCCTGGATATCTGGTCATACGCGATGAGAATGGAAAAACGGAACAGGATAAAAGAAAAGACAAAGAACTCCAGCTCTCGGTCCAGGTTGGTAAGGCCATCGATGAGCTCGAGAAGGCCTATAAAGACGGGAAAGTTGTAACGCTCGAATATAAAAGAGTCCACAAACCTTTGACCAAAATCCGCCAGCTCGCTGCAGAGCTGGATGAGGATATAAAAAAGGAAATCCGTTGATTGGAAAATTTCTCAAGATCGGAGGTGATAACTCCCACAGGCCGAAACTGCTATCTAAAAACAGTCCATGGTGTTCATCCGGAGGGTGCTTAAAAATGAGCGTGGAATCGGTGGGACCAGCGCTCGGCGCCCTTTCCGGATGGGCATGGTAAGGGAATTTTAAAAGAGAGGTGAGAATGGAAAAGCAAATTGAAAAGAGTTTCGAATGCCCGGCCAGTCAGAATCCTTGGGAAGCTGAATGCGAGGTCTTCGCGAATGGCAAATACTTCTGTCCCTATGCTGCGCTACCTTATTTGGCTGAACGGATCTTTCTCCCTACTTGTCCTCATTTTACATGGGTGAAGAGGTGAACGATGGAAGATACAAGAAAGTACAACTCAAAATTGCTGGCTGAATGGCAGAGCGTACATTGTAAAGGTTGCACATTCGCAGAAGAAAAACTTGTGGGTACCGGGAAGCCTTGTTGCACTTTTCACGGTCCTCCCAGGACTGACAAGGATGGGAAGTGCCTCAATCGAAAGGAGAAAGAATAAGAGATGAAAAAGAATAAAGGAATTGGTGAAAGAGGAAAACTTGAGGGTTTTGCCATAAGGACAGATTCAGGATTTATTCATGTTGATGAAAATGGTCAATGGTGGTTAGGCGGTGGCTCCTCAATCGGTATCGCTATTTTTCGAGACAGATGGCAGGCAATAAAAATGGCAAAAAAGATAAGAAGGCAGAGACCAGATTTAATTGGATGGACACAAACAGTGCGAGTTTATGATGTTAAATATTAAAGGAGGAATCATGAAGAAACAAAAAAGCCCGGCTCCGGGAGAAGCCAGGCTGACCAATTTTGTCTGCGCTGACAAACAAACGGTCGAGAAAAGTCTATCACAATCCAAAACGCGGCACAAGAGCGATGAATAAAGAACTGATCATCTACTTCCACAGAAACGGCAAGCCAGGATGCAGATTCAGTCTAAATCCAGAGAAGAAGAAAAAGCTTACGCGGGAACTTCGAGACGAGAACATCCGGATCGCAGAGGAACGTGGGAGAGAGGACCTCATCGAAAACTTCAAAGAGTCAATTGAGATCAACCTGACTCCCTCCCAAATCCGAAAAAAATTGAAAGGAGGTAAACATGCAAAAAAAGAAAACCGATAAACCGGTCAAGGTCGACCAAGCAAAAGAAGTCGCCCTCACGACCGATTTCTGCAGACTTTACGTGAAGGTCCGCAACGGCCAGATCCTCAAGCCGATCAGGGCCTTATTCACTCTTTACCATAAGCTGGGCCATCTCTACAAAATCAAAGGCTCCTATGCCATCTCAAGTCCAGGATACCGGATCTTGAACAAGGTGGCTTCAGTCAGTCTCGCGACTCCTGAAAAAGTCATTGTAGACGGAAGAGATCAACCTAATCCCTACATCGAACGAAACGAGGAGACCAAGATGAACGAGATCGTCTGGATCCGGAAGGTCGGGATCGGATACAGCCTGGCCGGAAACATCGTCGCCATCGACAAGACCCTCTGCTACAACATCAAGACCTATTTCCTTCAATCCATCCAAGCCAAGATGGAAAAGAAAGAATACGACAAACAGGGAAATGTGACAGATAAGTTGCTCCATCCGAACTGCGCAAAGCTGGGAACAGAAGATAAGGAGCCGAAGGACGAAGGGGATTGGACCTTCTTTAAAGTAGAACACCCAATCGGAATTTGGGTGAACTATTCCGATCCTGCAATTCTCGATTGCGTAAAGGAACACATACAGCGGCAGCGCTTTGGAGATCGCATCGCTCAGACCATTGTCGAGAGGAACATCTTGAGAGACCATCCGGCCATCTCGGTCTCTACGGTCGAACCAAAGACGAAGAACGGCCTGGTCGTCGCCCACGTCCCGGTTTATGGATTTCGCCACGAGCTCGAGGCACCCAACATAAAGGAAATCATGTCGCAGTTGGAGAAAGGGGAAGAGACGATCGAAGTTCAAGCTGAGGTCATCGATGAAGTTCCGGTCGAAGAAGAGCAGGAGGCCATAAAGGACGTCGCGAAAGCGGACAAAGAAGAAAAACCGAAAGAGAAAAAGAGCCCAGCACAGATGAAGGATCCGTCGGAGGATCCTGACTTTGAACCGAACCAGCAGCAGACCTTGATACCGGAAGAGGGAGAAGAGAAATGAAGGAGCTGCAGACAACAGAATCAACCAAGGCGACTGCCGAAGAAGTCCTTTATACGGGATTGAACGATATAGCGGCCGAGATAAGTGCCAAGCTCGACGTCGAAAGACGGGCGTGGAATCCATCTGATCATTCCCTGTATAACTGGGCCTCGGAAATTCATCATCCCTGCATGAAGCACCTGGTCCACTGCCGGGTCGATTGGAAGGAACGGCAGCCGATAGACCTCGACGGTAGATGGCGGGTTGACGAAGGAGTCAGAATCGAAAATGAAGTCAAAAAATGGTTCATTGACATCGGCTATGAGCTCACTCAATCACAAAGAAAATTCAAGACAGACGACCCGGGCATGGAGGAATTCTACGAACTTTGGATATCCGGAAAGATTGACGGCATGTCCCCGCTCAAAAGAAAACTGCCCGAACCTTTCAGCCATCTCAGAGAAGCACCGGGTGAAGTCAAGACCGTGAATCCCAATTACTGGAATTCGACCAAGACCGTGGAGGACTTAAAGCGACATCCGAAATTCTGGATTAACAAAATCCCGAGCCAGCTGAATATCTATCTCGCATTTACAGGATCTCCGGGAGGATTTCTGATCATCGTCACGTTCGGGAAAAAGCCCCGAATCCTGCCCATGCTGTTCGACCAGGAGCTATGGGACCGCGACCGGGCCGCGGCCATGAAAGTTAATGCCCATGTCGCGGCCGGCACGTATCCGGAGCCGATTCCTTTCGATGCAACAATCTGCGGGATGTGCGACTTCAATCACATCTGCCAACCGATAAAGCCCACGAAGATGCAAGGAATTGACCCCCTGGATATATTCAAGCTCGAGATGTACCTGGAGCTCAAGGACCAGAAGAAAAAATTCGAAGAACTCCATGCCGAGCTCATCGGGACCAAGAAGAAGCCGGGCAAGTACCACGGCATAGATGGAATAATCGAGGACATTGAAATCAGCACTTCGAGTTATATGAAAAAGAAATTTGAGGTCCCTAAAGAAGTGAAAGAAGAATATCGAGTTGAAGATGAAGAAGTCATAACGACCACGATTGAACGAAGGAGCCCATAAAGGAGAAAAAAATGGCAAGCACTGAACAACAAAAACTGGAAGAGCGGGCCCTGGGATTCCCGGACCAAGCCAGACAGATCCAAGTCGTGGACCAGGAGAGTCTCAAGAAGGCGAACGAATTCATCCTCGCGGTCCGGAATCTGAGGAAAGAGATCTCGGCCGTTTTCGATCCCATAATCAGCAAAGCCCACAAAGCTCACATGGAGGCCATCGAGCAGAAGAAAAAGGCCGAAGAGCCGTTGATACAGGCCGAGAGAATTGTCGGCCCGGAGATCGCGGCATACAAAAGAAAGGAAGAAGAAGAGAGGCGTCGCGCGATCGAAGAGGCCCGGAGAAAGGAAGAGGAAAGGCGCCGGCAGGAAGAGGAGCTCCGGAGAAAGGCTGAGGAAGCGGAGAAAGAAGGAGAGACTCAATGGGCCGAAGGTTTCAAGAAAAAGGCCGAGGAAGTATCCAAGCCTACGTTCAAAGAGGATCTCAAAGCAGCTCCGGAAGTGACAAAGCTCGAGAAGACTCATGTTCGAAGAGACTGGAAATGGCGTCTCATCGATGAGAGTAAGGTCCCGCGGCAATTCATGACGATCGACTCGGCGAAGATCACCCGGTACGTCAAAGCCAACAAGGACAAAGCGGATATCCCCGGCATCGAAGTTTACTATGAGGACAGCGTATCAATCAGGAGCAAATAACAATGTACATCGAACCGTTGAAGTTTCTCCTGTGGATCACCGCCTGTGTGGCCGTCGTGGCCGTAGTGCTCTTTTTCATCGGCAAGGCGCATGAAGCATCGAAGACCAAGGACGAGCTGAAGAGGCTCCGGAACTGGAAGGAGGCGACAAAGGGGCTCTGCGAAAAGCTCAAAGATGGAAATGATCAAGGTGATTATCTACCGGTTGATCTCAGCAAATTCAAGAGAGCAAAGCGCCTGACATCTTCGAAGAAAGGG